ATGGCAATATTTCCACGCCATTTGCGACAAATCTGCGACAAAATGAAGTTACCGACACCGCGTAAAAGAGGTGAGACATACACAATAACAGTTTCTCATCAAGGAAAGCGCTATTATTGCACCCGTGATACTGCAAAAGAATGTGAACAATGGGCTGCTCTCAAACTGCTAGAGTTAAAGGCTCAGAAAAAAATTGAAAGTGGTGAAGAAAAACCAAAATTTCTATTCCGTGATTTGAATAATAAATATTATCAGGAAGTAGGAATGCTAAATCCATCCAAATCATCAAGAGCATGGATTAAAGGGCAGCATAAAAATTTTGAAGTGAAATTTGGGGCATTAGCTCAAAAATCAATTTATGACATTACACCAAAAGATTTAACAAATTGGCGAAATAAACGGTTATCTGAAGTAAGTGAAAATACAGTATTAAAAGAAATATCACACTACAGTGCGATGTTTACATTCGCGCAAAAAGAACTGTTTTTGATTGATGAAAACCCTTGGATGCAAATGACAAAACCCAAAAAGCCAAAAGCTCGGGACCGTCGGATACATCCTTCAGAAATAGATTTAATGCTAAAGGCTTTAGATTATGAAAGGGGCAGTGTTCCTGTGTTGCCACAGCACTATGTTGCATGGGGCTTTTTGTTTGCAATAGAGACTGCCTTGCGTCGTGGTGAATTGTTGGCAATGGAAAAGAAAGATATTTATGACGGCTATGTTCACCTACCAAAAACTAAGAATGGAGATTCAAGAAACGTACCGCTATCTGAAGAGGCAAAAGAGTTATTAAAATTAATTCAGCATACTGGGCGCAATATTATCCCTCAGTCTGAAAATGCATTTCGATTAATGTGGGAAAAAAGAAAAGCGAGTATTGGCCTTAATAATCTTCATTTCCATGATACTCGTCATGAAGCTATTACTCGTATGGTTAGAGTCAGAAAGCTACCTGTTGAGGTGTTAGCCAAAATTACTGGCCATAAGAAAATTGATGTATTGGTTAATACTTACTATAACCCTGATGCAACCGATCTGATTGAAGCATTTAACGGATAAAACTAAGCCCGCATAAAGCGGGCATAAAATTAGTTTTTTCTTTTTGGTCCACGTCGGACCTTTTGATTTTTTAGAATTGCATCGGCCGCGTCGGGATCATACATGTGTTTGCCGTTAGTGCCTTGGTTAATTGAAATGCATTTAGTGCGTATGGTTTCATCTGAAAGGCCATATTTAGCAACAAGCTCTGCCACTGATACAAGTTTACGTTTTTCTAGCTTTAGGGCGGTAACTGTACCGCCTAAAAGCATTTGACCGAGAACAATTTGAGGGGCTGAATCTGCTTCAATCGTTACGATAAATTCAGGCATTATTCCCTCCATCTTTTTCTGCCAATTCATCCAACGCTTGAGCAAACAGTTTCATGCCTTCACGTAAATGACGTGCGTACTTTTCTGGTGCTGGATCGGCATAGATGAAACGTCCACCATGTGAAACAGGTACAGGTGGGTTAAAGCCTGCATTTCTGTACACACTCATGATGTGCCCACCTAGTAACGACTCCAGCTTTTGAACGGTTTTAGGGTCCTGTAATTTTTCGATATATGTAGCCATTACCAGTCACCTCCACTTATTCTCCCACTAAGTGCGTCGCTATTAGCTGCAACCAATTCTTGTTGATGTGGTTGACCATCTTTATCAGCATGCGAACTTCCAAGTAGTAATACCATGGCATCACTTGGACAGTAATATTCGGCATTTGGGAAATACTCGCGTACTTCATCAAGGAGTTTGGCAAGTGCTGTGTTTAAGCGTTTAAAACGTTTTTCAAAGTTTGGATTGGCTGTGTAAAGCAAATCGCTTGCATCTAATTCGCCCTCAGCTAGGACTGCCAAAACTTCAGCTTCAGATAAAGCTTTATATTTCATGCTCTAGCTCCTTTAAAAAGGTAAATCGATTGCCCAGTTGATGAATGCATTGCCATCTGAATAAAGCAAATCACCAGTATTAGAGCAGTTGGGGCATTTAACTTTGCCTGACCATAAATAGCCTGTGTTTTGAGGCTCAACTTGTATTCCCATGTATTCCGAAAACTCGCAGAGCGAACACGTCGTTGGAAATTTAATATTGAGGGTTTTTAAGTTCTCATTTACTGGATGGCATTTAATGCACATGTCTTCTAATCGGTGGATATGACCGCAATGACATTTGGTAATCGCTGCTGAATGAGCGTTGTAAGTTTTAAAAATTGCATAAGTCCCGTGATTTTCATCACCGCCTTGCTGCTTGAAATAAAAACCATTTGAGATTGCTAATTTTTCAAATCCTTTAAGTGTTAAACCTTCAAGATTGAGGGTTTTACTAACAAAGTCCTCAATAGCTAAATCAATGTTTTTCATTTTTTTTCATCCTGTTCAATTTCCAAAATTGCTTCCTTGATCTTTTTATAGTTCTCGGCAGAACAAGGACGAGTGAAGTTTTTAATTTGTGAAATAAATGAAGGGGAACATTCTAACTTTTGAGTTAAGAGAGTGCCGCGGCCTGTGCTTTGATCAAGCCATTTGATCAATTCATTTATCTGCGCTCTAGTAGCTCGTTTACTACTTTTCTTTTCTGACTTTTTAGCCTTATGGTTTTTAATAGACTTGGTCATCATTTCACGCAAAGTTGATTGAGCACTGATTGGCTGATTGTTGAAATACCAGGCATGACCACTTTCACCATGAGCCAGTTTTTTGATTTCATTGCCTTGTGCTAACCAAGCTTCAACTTGATCATTAAGGCTTTGCTTAAAATACGAATGTAATGGGCAAATATGCATTAGAATCTCTCCAGGCAACTAACTAAGAGATAGCCCGCCATTAACAGGCCAAGAATTGAAAAACCAAGTAACTTTTCCATTTCATTCCATCCAGTTGACGCAATTTGCTGTGTCACATTGACCAGAGATATGACCGTTATGTGAGCTGATTGAATAAATCACTTCACCTTCATTGCAGATCGGGCAATCTAATGTGCCGTTAATGGTTTCAGCAGGGCGTTCTACTCCATGCTTATCGGTAATTACCTGGCGTACTTTTAAAACTGCATCGAACCAATTCATACCGTTCTTCCTCCATGAATTACCTGGCTAAGTTGGCGTTGAGCTTCTTGTAAACGAGCAACCAACTGACTTACAGATTTTCCAAAAGGCACAACGATTGCTACGGTGCGCTTTTCCCAATCTTTCTTTGCATGCTGATAACCACCGAAATACACGTATACGCGCACTTCTTCAGTGTGGTTATAGAGTTTGAAATTGATCTGTAGTCCAGGCTTAGAAAACATGAAGCAGCTACCCGCTAACTTCATGATTTCTTGTTGAACTTGTGGTGAGTTTTGAATCATTTTTATAGCCCTCAATAATAATCATCATCTTGGGAATAAAAATCTTCTTCTTCCGCAATGCGCTTATTCATCTTTTCATGACATTTAGAGCAGTGCTGATAAACAGGACCATGCATACCTTCTTCATAATCCCGATAAGAGATTAATGAAGGTTCACTATTTCCACATTTGCATGTTTCCCATTGTGATGGGTCATTTTCCTTTTGATTTTGTTGGGCTTCATATTTATCAAGACATTCTTGACACATATTTGAATATTCAGCGCCAAAACTATCTGCTTCCACACATATACGAGTTACTGCTTCACGGTCGTGATGTCGATCGCATTCAGTTCCCCATTCGTCGTCCTGTACAGAGGTAAATTTTCCAGGTAATGATGCGTACATGATCAAGCCTCCAAAACCGAACCGTGAAAAGCAGAACTTAGTTCTTCAGTCCATTTAACCTTTTCAACAAGATTAATAAATTCAAGGTTGTAAGCTGAATCAATGAAGGCATTAGCCTGGGCAATCGCAATAACGAGTTCGTTGCCATTAGAGGCTTTTGAAATGTTGGAGATAGCGCATTTGATTTGATCAATCGATCTTTCACGATAGAAATCAAAATCACGCTTTGGCTGGGCAAAATCAGGGGCAAATAGTCGAGCATCAACAAGGATGTCGAATTGGGTTTTAGAAGGGTTATGTTTTTTCATGACTAAATCCTAAGTTAGATTAGATGTATTAAAACTAATCTAGCTTAGATTTTTAGTCAATCAATATTTCTAAGTTTACTTAGATTATTTTTTTTATTATTGATTTATAAGAATTTTTTTGGAGGTTCAAATTTACCCACATATTTACCTTTATAAATACAATTTTCTTTAAGAGGGATAATGTTCGGATGGAAATTCCCATTTAAAGCTTGTAAGTACATGTTTTTATTCTCTCTAACAAGAGCTTTGAATGTTGCTTGATCATCACACATTGCAACAATCATTTCACCTGTTTGAACGTATTCAAGTGGAATATCTGGATCAATACAGATTAAATCCCCATCTTTGAAGTGTGGGGTGTTGCTTGTGCCCTGAACAATCATATAAAAACTGTTTCTTCCTGCTTCTGGTGGGGCAGGTAACCATAGTTCAATTTCATGTGGTTGAATTGATCTTACATTGGTCCAGTTTCCAGCTTGAACATAATCGAGCACAGGCAGCATCCTTGTAATTGGTCTAAAGTCTTTAACAGATTGCTCATTATTATTAACACCATATTTTAAATAATCAATTGTAGTATCAAGGACCTGACACAAAGCCTCTAAATTTTCGTATTTAGGCTCATTTACGTCTTTTTCCCAAAAACCGACTGTTACATCAGATACTCCAACTAGATCGCCAAGTTTTACTTTGGATAATTTTTTTTCTTTCCTAAGTTTTTGTATACGTAAACCAATGGTTTCCATTTCTAAATCCTACAATGATTATCTAAGTTATCTTAGCTATTGACTATCGAAGTTAACTTGTGTCTAATAAATTCTAAGTTTACTTAGATTTTTTTGGTGACAGTATGACCCGTACAGAAGCTCTAGAGCTACTTAATTGCAAAAAACTTTATCAATTAGCAGAAAAACTCGAATTGACCACTTCTGCAATAGCTCAATGGGGTGATGAGGAAGACATCCCTGATTATCGTGAATATGAAATCAGAGAATTAGCGGCTGGCCGAGTTCCTAAACGCCTCCAAAAGAGCAAGCAGAATTTAGTGCATGTAAATAATTAAAAAAATGAATGAAATCGGAGATTTTTAACATGGTTTTATCTTTAATCGAACGTCGTGAAAAAACTGTTATGTCATTAGAGCAAGCTTTGAAAGCTGCTGTTTATCGTCCAGGTGATGAATACCTAATGGCCCAAATTGCAGAAAAGAACGGTTGGAATATCAATACGTTCCGTAGTTCCATCAATCCAACGACTCCTACACATAAGGCAAATATTTATCATTTCGAAGCTATTTTAGATGAAACAAAAGATAGCCGGATTATGGATAGTGTTTGTGCAATTCATGGAAATGCGGCTTGGTTTGAGTTGCCGAAAACTGAAAATTTAAATACCGCTGATTTTGTTATGAAAATAGGCAAATTGGCACAAGAGCAGGGTGATTTATCTCAATCCGTAGCTAAAGCAATTGGCGATGGATGCATTAGTGAAGATGAGTTAGCGGTAATTCGTAAAGATGCTTTTGAACTCATTCGAGTTGTTTCAACTATTTTGGCTATGGCTGAGGAACAACATAGAGGTGATCATGCCTAGAAAAAAGAAAGGGTTTGAACTACCCGATGTAAAACATGCTGCCCGTGGTCAATGGGAAGATATTTTTGCACGTTTTAATATTACTGTTCCTAAAAAAGATACTCATGGACCTTGTCCGTACTGTGGTGGCGAGGATCGTTTTCGATTTGATGATAAATATGAAAATGGTGATTGGCTTTGTAATGTTTGTACGGAAAGCAAAAACAGAGATGGCTTTGATTTAATTGGTAAAGTTACAGGATTACCGTTTTCTCAAATCATTGAAGAGGTTGCTTCAATTGTTGGCTTGGATGCAACTAGTACTATTACGCCTCAAATGCGTAAACAGTGGGAAGAAGAGAAAAAAATACGTGATCGCATTAACCAGGAGATGAAGCTTAAAAAACAGCAACAAGTAGCAAGACAAGCAGCAGGTTTATACCGCAATCCTTATCCTGGTGAAACAAGCCCATATCTTGAACGAAAGCAAGTACCCGTTTTACCTGGCGTGAAGATTGATCATAAAGGGAATGTACTAATCCCTGCTTATGACACTGAAGGCTTCATGTGGAATATGCAAACTATATATCCGGATGGTGGAAAGTTTTTCGTTTCTGATGAAGAAGACCCAAATGGAAATAAAAAAGGTGGACGTACTGGCGGCTGTTTTTTTCTACTCGGCACCATCGAGCTTGTTGACCCCATCATTATTTGCATAGCTGAAGGGTACGCAACTGGTGCAAGTATTCACCTGGCAACGGGCTATCCCGTGGCTTTGGCTTTTGTAGCTAACAATATTCCAAAAGTCGGTGCAGCTTTAAGAGAAAAATACCCGCAAGCAACACTTGTTTATTGTGCTGATGATGATAGTGCAAAAGATGATACAGGTATGAAATACGCTCAACAAGCTGTGGCTGTCACTGGCGGCATCGTAGTACTCCCTAAATTTAATAAGGTGGCATAAGTGAACCAAAACCAACAAGCAGGACAGCCACAAGCAACTTTCATCCCATCGGACTTTAATGACCTGCATTTGATGTTTGGGTTGGAAGAGGTAAAGGCTCAGATCGTCCAGGCTATTAATACGTCTATTCCCCTTTCCCCCGAACCCCCTAAAACCAACAAGTCCATCCATATTGAGGGGCAAATCGAGAAAGTTTCTCATGTTCCTGTGGTTGAGGAAAATCTTATGGCTGTTGAATCGGGGCAAGGGGGTGACATTTCGACAGAAAATGATGCTGTACCTGAATCTATTCAGAAATTCATTGATCGTTATTACTTAATTGAAGCAAAAACAGATGTTTGGGATAACTTTGACAAAATTGTAATAAAGAAAAATGCTTTTACTGCTTTGTTGGGTCAAAAGCAGTACAAGCTATGGTTAGACCATAAAAAAGTTATTCCAAAATCTGAGTTTGAACACAATGTTAATGTGGCTACTAATTTAACTATTCAGGAATTATTAGATAATTTCGTTGTCCTGGCAAACTCAGAGGAAGCTTGGAATTTAGTTGAGCGTAGGACTTGGCTTATTAAGCATATACGAATTGCGTACCCTAATATTTTTGACTTGTGGTTTAAGTCTCCAGCTAGAAAAATCATTCCTCGTCAAAACCTTATTTTTGACCCGAAGCAAGAACATGATCATGATGAGAATTACATCAATATTTATCGTGGATTGAACATTGATGTAATGCGTGATCAGCATGGTGAACAATTGACTCGTGCAGAGGTCTATGAAGATTGTAAGGGCATCATGACCTTGATTAATGATCTTTGCGATGGGGAGAAGGAAGCAGTTCTTTTTTTATTGAAATGGCTAGCGTTTCCTCTTCAAAACATTGGCGCGAAAATGGCTACATGTGTGCTGATGCATGGTCATATTCATGGATCTGGTAAATCTTTAATGTTCGTTTCAATCATGAAAAAGATTTATGGTGAATACCATACAACAGTTGGGCAAGCTCAACTTGATAACCAATATAACGAATGGATTGAAAACAAACTTTTCGGTGTGTTTGAAGAGATTGTAGATAACAAGAAAAAACATAACGTTATGGGGATGATTAAGCATCTCATTACTGGTGAAACGCTCTATATAAGTAAGAAATTCGTATCAGGATGGGAAATGAATAACCACCTGAATACTGTATTTTTATCAAACAATACTCAACCACTACCAATCGAAGAAAAGGACCGTCGGTTCTTAGTGCTTAACCCTTGTAAAGACTTGGATGGACCTTTGCATGAAAGGGTAATGCAAGAGTTAAAGACTAACGGTGTACAAGCTTTTTACACCTATTTGATGGGGCTGGACTTAACTGACTTTCATGAACATGTAAAGCCGCCAATGACCATAGCTAAAAGGACGATGATTGATTATTCGCGTGCAGGCTTTGACACGTTTTATCATGAATGGAAAAACGGTGACACAAAATTCCCTTATGTCTCCTGTAAATCAGAGCAGCTTTATAAAGCGTTTGGTCAATGGTCCAGAACAACTGGAGAGCATCAAATCAGTATGAAAAGATTCATTATTGAGGGTAAGAAGCATGGCATTGTTCCAAGTGATAAGGCCAAGCATTGGAAAGGTAAGCGAAGTTCTGGACAAAATAAAGTCATTATCATTGGTGAAAAACCCAAAGATGAACAAGAGCAGCTTTGGCTGGGGTTGCAAATCGAACAATTTCAAGATAGCTTAGACGGGGTGAATGATGTTCCTGAAGCAAAATACGCACAATAAGAGCTTCTCATGTGAACGATGTGAATGGTCATGTGAACCATTTAAGCAAATCATTCACACGCTCAAAGCCTTACATACCAATGCATACAACAACCATGTGAATGATGTGAACCATTTTCTTGCGCGCGCACGTGAGAGAAAAAAACACCTATTGCTTAATTTAAATCAATTTAAATCAAATATTGTTCATAATTTAAACATAAGTGAAATCACTCTCACGCGAGAAAACACACATAAATCATTCACATCATTCACATGTAATACAATTTATTGTTTTTACTCATGTTTCTATGTGAACCATTGGTCAAAATCATTCACACAACCATTCACATCATTCACATGGAATTTTGAGGATTAAAAAAATGGAAAAATATTTACGTTTATTAAATCCCAAAACAACCAATTATGATGCAATCCCTTCGGGTAACCATGGTGCTTTGACTGCTGCGGACGTATGCATTGCTATGAGTTATGCAAAATTAACTCCTTTGCAGGATAATTTATTCCGCTTGAAATACTTGGGCGCAAACAACATTGAGAATGTGGAGTTATTTAGCAAGTTATTGCTTACAAAGTATCAAGATAAATTTATTCAAGCAGGTGTGAACATGATCTATCACTTGCCAATCGTTCGCGTTGCTTTGGTTGAGTTCTGTTTAGTATCTGCTGATTACAAACCTACTGAACGTAACCGTGAAATTATTTCTGGATTCAGTGATACAACTGTACGCAACCACATGAAACGCCACATTGATAATGTTTTAGCTGATTTAAAACAGGCATGTGAATTAGGTGAAGAAAAGATTATTAAGCAGGTCTATTGCTCTAAGTAAACTTCGGTATTGACACAAAAGCAAAGTTAAGTTAGATTTCTCCACAATGGATAACTGTATTAAACGCTGTAGTTTCCTTCAGAGCTGAAAAGCTCTCTTTCAAAGCCCGCATGACTCCCTTTGACATGCGGGCTTCTTTTTTGAGATTTGGAACCATGACAAGCCGTCCACCACAAAGAGCTAAGCGCCCATGTCTTGTGGGCAGTTGTAAAGATTTCGCATCGAACAAAGGTTACTGTGACAAGCATCAAGACCGCATCAAAAAGAAAGATCGGGAGCGGGGCACAGCACACCAGCGCGGCTATGATGCCCGTTGGGAAAAAGATAGAACCAAATTCTTAGATGAGAACCCGCTATGTGCGGACCATCGCAAGCGAGGACTTGTTGAAGCCGCAACGGTTGTTGACCATATCGTCCCACACAAAGGCGACCAGGTGTTGTTCTGGGATAAGAACAATTGGCAACCGCTTTGCAAGTCATGCCATGACCGCAAGACAGCAACCGAAGACAAAGGCGGTTGGTCATATCAACCACCAGTTACACAAAAGCCGGTTGATTGTTATGTCTTTAAAGTTGGTGAATTGGTGCAAGCTGCAACGGCTTATGCAATTGACACTTTGTCGTGTGGTTGGACTGATAGTTTTGAAATCAAATCAATCGAAGATAAAAAGATTGAAGTGCATGATGCCGATGGCTTTGTTCATAAGCTGCATCACTCACACTTCAAGGCGGTGACTGCATGAGTTGCGAACGAGAAGTTATATTGCTCGGTGATCCGGTTGTTTATCGTGATGATCTAAAAGGATTCGATGAACTCGGTGTTGTTGTTGAAGCTGGTTCATGTCTCAAAGTCTTATGGAATGGTGAAGATCATCCACGATCTGAAATACAAGAACGGTTACGCGGTGCTCGACTTGATGAGGTTGATGCTAGTTGCCGAGTGATTAAGAAGGGGTAGAACTATGGCTTATAAGACAAAACAGAAAACGGTAGAAGCAGAACCAGTTAGGGCTATTTTGGATTTATTTGAAACAGATTTTAAATCCCTACCTGATTGGGTGAAGAGAGCATATAAAGATCAAAAGATTCTTTTTGGTTATGGGTTACTCAAACTTATCCATGTTGGCTTTACACAGCAAGCAGTCCCTGGAGATGTATTGGTAGGCCATGAAAATGGAAAGTTAGAGGCCCTACCTGAGAATAAGTTTTTTGAAACTTATGAGTTAGTACTTGAGGCATTGCCGTTACCTGAAGAAAAAACCAGATAAGGGGATAGGGGGTCAAAAGTCAAAAAGGCCCTCTCAGAAAAGACCGCCCCCCCATGAAATTTTTACGTGGTCAAAAGTCCATAGGGGGGTATACCTCTAATATTTAATCAGTTTTAAATTTTTTGGAGGTTCTTATGTCAACTATGGGTCGTCCACCAAAAGGGCTACAAGAAAAAATTCTTAGCGGCAGCCGTATCCGAACCGATCGGGATGGAGACGCGCAAGAAGCTAATGCATCGGTTGCTTTAGGAATGCCGCCTTGTCCTCGTTGGGTAAAAGGGGGCGCAAAAAAACATTGGGATACTTTGGGACCTGTATTAGTTCAAGCGGGTTTGCTGTCGGTTGTAGACGGTGATGTTTTTGGTTTGCATTGTGACAACATGGCTGCTTATGAAAAGGCCCTTGAAAAGCTTGAAGAGATCAATTCATGGGTGACTACAACGCCAAATGGTTTTGAAGTCCAGGCAGCTTGGTTGCAGGTGCGTAATAAATTACAAGAACAGATTATTAAAACTGCTGCTGAATTTGGATTAACGCCAAGAGCGCGGTCAAGTGTCAAGGTTAATAAACAACAGCAATTAGATTTGTTGGGTGCTGATGCTGGTCAGAAAGAAGAAAATGACCCTTATGCAAACTTTTCAATTCGATCTAGTTAGTGAGTCTTTATGCGCGATTATTTCAAAATCGCACTTCAGTATTGCCATGACGTGCGCTCTGGAGTGCGAACGGCAGGGCAGCTAGAAAAATTTGCTGTTAAACGTTTTTTAAATGACTTAAATCGTTCCGGTATTCCTTTAGGTTCAGGTGATGAAGAGTTAGAAAAATTACTTACATCATTAAAGATCGGCACGAAGCCACCAGATATTAATTTTGAATTTAAATTTGATGTAGAGCGCGCACAACATGCGTGCTTTTTTATTGAAACCTGTCCCCATGTGGAAGGGGAATTAGCACGATTAAAACGTGATGGAACCCGACATTTATTAGTGATGTCACCGTGGCAGGTTTTTGTCACGGTTAATATTTTTGGGTGGGTAAATTATGAAGGTTTACGTCGCTTCACATACGTCTATCTGGAAGTTGCTAAGAAAAACGGAAAAACTACGTGGCTTGCGGCTGTTGGTTTGTACATGGGATTCATTGATGGAGAACCAGGTGCAAATGTATATGCTGCCGCAACGACAAGAGACCAAGCCAATATTTTGTTTGGCGCAGCAAAAACAATGGTCGCTTATTCGCCAAAGATGCAAGAACGCTTTGGTATCACTAAGCAAGAGTATTCGATTTTCCAAACGACAACAAATTCGTCGTTTAAAGCGCTATCACAGGATCGGGACGGATCAAAGGACGGTTATAACGTTCACTGTGGCCTGATTGATGAATTACATGCTCATAAAGATTCGGGCATGTATGACATTGTATCAAACGGTATTGCTTCACGAACGCAACCATTACTTTTTGCGATTACAACTGCTGGAAAAGATACGACATCGGTTTGCTATCGTGAAAGAAAAGTTGTTGTTGCAATTCTTAAGGGTGAAGCAACTCACGAAAGATATTTCGGCATGATTTTTTGCCTAGATAAGGGTGACGACTGGAAAAACCCTAAAAATTGGCCTAAAGCCAATCCCAACTATGGAATTTCGGTAAAACCTGAATATCTGCAAGGAATGGCCGATAAGTGCAAGATTTCACCATCAAATGAAGCGATTTTTCGGCAAAAGCATTTAAATGAATGGGTTGGCGCGGTAGACGGCTGGCTTGCTGAATCTGTTGTGTCAAATTGTGAGGTTGAAGTCTCCTATAAAAAATTTAAAGGCGTTGTAGGTTTTGGCGGCTATGACTTGGCAAGTCGATTAGACCTTGCCTCATGGGTGGAGATGAGGCCAGATTTTGAAGATGGAAAAATTATTTGGTATGTCTTTGCTCATAGTTACATCAATGAAAGAGTAATGGAGTCAACCGAAGCAATTAACGGTGAGATGCGACCGGATGATTACCCTGTTTGGCGGGATGAAGGTTGGTTGATAGAAACACCAGGTGCTTCAACAGATTTCAACCGTATCAAAGAAGACATTCTTGAACATCATAATGACTACCCATTTTATGAAGTTGGTCATGACCCATATCATGCTGAGCAGGTAACTGCTGATCTACTCGATGCGGGTTTAAATGTAATTGAAGTTCCTCAAAGAACTGAATATTTAAACCCGGCAATGCGTTGGATTGAAGTTTTGATAGCTGAAAATCGCATACGTTTTTGCGGTGATCCAGTTTTAAAGTGGTGCATTCTCAATGTGGTAGTTAAAGAGGATGCAAAAGAGTGTATTTTTCCTCGAAAAATTTCACGCGCCAAAAAAATTGATGCTGCGGTTGGGATGATTATTGCAGCTTCAAGAGCCATGTACTGGGATAAGGAAGAAGTTTTTGAACTTGTACCAGGCGAAGAGAATGGGAATTTTGATGATTTTCTGAGTGGTATGATTAAGGTATCTAGACGATGAGTAAAAACCGCAATAAAGCTAAAGGTCGTCAAAAAGATGACCTAAAAAAGCTGAAAGTGCGGGGAACTGGACCAATACAAGACAGAACGGGGACGACCTTAATTGATCGTCCCCGTTCTGCTGTAAGGACGGCAAAGCCCGTTACTTTTGATAGTGCAATGACGCTTAGTGCGGTTTTTGCTTGTGTCAAGATTCTTGTTGAGTCTGTAGCGACCCTGCCTTTACAGATGTTTAAGTTAAATGCTGATGGAAGTAGAACAATCGTAAAGGATCATCCGGTAATTCAGCTTTTAAGTAATAAGCCTAATCGTTATCAAACTGCTGTCGAGTTTCGAGAGCAATTTATGTTGAACCTGGTTGCTGGAAATGCAGTTTGTAAACGTGACTATATAGGTAAAAAATTGGTCAGTTTGCAGGTCATTAATAGTGGTTCGGTTGATCTAAAAATTAAAGATAACGGTGACCCTGTTTATGAATGCCAGATCAATGGTAGGAAAGTAGAGCTGACTGAAAAACAGATTTGGCATGTAAAAATGTTTGGTACTGGTTTATGGGGGATGTCTCCTATTGCCTACGGTGCTGCTTCAATTGGTGTGGGTTTATCTGCAAGTGATAAGACTACTCGTTTAATGTCAAATGGTGCTAAGCCTACTGGTGCATTAAAAACTAAACGAATTCTTAAAGATGCTCAAAGAGATACGTTAAGAAAAGAATTGGATATTTTAGTGAATGGCGATGATGGTGATATTGCTGTCCTAGAAGATGATATGCAATTTGAGCAAATAAGCTTAACACCTGCTGATCTTGAGCTAATCGAAATTCGTAAATTATCGGTTGAAGATGCATGCCGATTCTTTGGTGTTCCTCCGATTCTTGTCTATATGTCTGATGGATCGACTACGTGGGGAAGCGGAATTGAACAGATTATCGACGGTTTCTATAAATTTGGATTGCGCCCATATCTGGAGCGTATTGAAGAGAGTATTCGAATCCATTTATTAGAACGGCATGAATGGGATGAATACGAATTTGAGTTTAAGACAAAGGACTTGCTCAGAGCTTCATATTTACAACGCATTGCAGCTAATAAAGATCGAATCATTAGCGGCCAATCTTCAATTAATGAAATTCGTCGAGAAGAGGGTGATTTACCTGATCCTAATGGTGATTTCTTACTTGTTCCGGTCAATATGACTACGGCTGAACGTATGAAAAAAGGCAATTTTAAGGTGAATGAAAATGGGAAAACAACTGCAAGCGCGGAATAAATTTTCGCCTAACTTGCCAAAAGTACAGTGTCGATTTATTCCTGCTAATTCGGCTGAATGTCGATTTATTAAAAAAGATGCGAAAACAGGCGCAGTCATTGTAAGTGGCTACGCTGTGAAATGGGATTCTATTAACTATTACGGTGAAAAGTTCCTTAAAGGTGCTTTTGCCGATGTCTGTGCAGCATTTAAAGCTGGTACAAAAAAAGTTCATTGTTATTACAATCATGGCTGGCGTCAGTGGTATGTCGATTCGACTATCACGATGCGTATCGGGAAAATTATTCGACTTGAAGAAGATGATGTTGGTTTACTACTTGAAGTTGAATTAACACCAGGATTGGCACTTGCACAAAATGTTGGAGCAATGGTTCAACACGGTACTGTTGATGGTTTCTCGGTAGCATTTTATCCCCCTAGTGATATCGATATTGAGGATAAAGGAACTCATATTGAAATTAAGCGGGCTGATCTATATGAAATAAGCATTGTAGATGAACCAGCCGATGGTGCAGCACGAATTATCAATGATGATGCAATCAATGCGATTGAATCGGATGATGATGTAACAGAGCTTTTGCGCTCAGTTTTACCAGGCGGCTACGCTGAAAAGTTAATGGCCCGATTGGCAAATTTAAATCAACCTAAACAAACTCCAGAGCCTAAAAAAGACCCGTTTGCTTTTTTAGACAATTACTAAGTTTAAAAACCCTTTTTAAAATATGACCCGCGAAAGCGGGTTTTTTTATGCATAGGATAAAATTATGACTGCATATCAAAAATTCCCAATCGGTGCGCCTTTCAATGTTTTGATGGCACGTGATGCTTCTGCATCACTAACCCAAATTGAAGAAATGGCAAAACAGCTTAATGCTCGAATGACTACACTTGATAGCTTAATTACTCGTTATCAAGATGGTCTCAAAAAAGTTGAGGGTATTCCCGATAATATTAAAGAAGACCTTGAAGCCCGTGCTAAAGAAGTCAATAAATTAGCAGGGGAATTATCTGAACTACAGCAAAAATTAGTTGATGGTGTCAACGAGCGTGGAATTGACCCTAATTCAGTTGCTTCTGTTCTAATCCGCAATAAAGCGATTCTTGATCAAGCATCCTCAATTCAACGGTCTAAGGGTAAATTCCAATTTAATGATTTGAATGCCCGTAACATCGTTACATTAACAGGTCTTGGAGCGACAGCTCAGTTTGCTGCTAATGATTTAGGGCGTACTGTTGAGCGTGCCTTAACTTTACTTGATTGGATTAGTTTTACTCCAGTCACTGCTGAACTGGTGCCTTTGTTACGTGAATCAGCTTATGAAATCATGGCTGATCTTGTTCCTGAAGGTCAGACAAAACCAGAATCAAACTTAACCTTTGGTGTTGTTGACTTAAAGGTTGGGACTATTGCCCACTGGATTAAAATTTCAATCCAGCTTATTTCAGATATGCCTACTTTGGCGGCTTATATTGAAGGTCGTCTTGCTTATGGTGTTCGCTTAAAACTAGAAGCAAAAATTGTAGTGGGTGATGGTGTTACTTCTGGAGCGCGTTCATTTATTGGTTTGATTGAAACAAATCAATTTGAAGTTATCACACCTGGAGCAGATGATACTGCAATTGATGTGATTAACCGCGCTAAGTATAAAGCTGCTTCTACTGGTCTCTTACCTGAAGCCATTATTTTGAATCCTGAAGATTGGGGTGCAATTGAACGTATAAAAGGTACTGATGGTCACTATATCTTTGGTTCCCCTGGTGCAGCGGTCCAGCCAGTTTTATGGGGTTTGCCAGTTATTCTGTCTGCTGCAATGACTTCCGGTAAATATTGGGTTGGTAACCTTACATTAGGTGTCTCTGCCTTCATTCGTGAAGATGTTGCTGTTGAGTTATCAACAGAAGATGGCGATAACTTCGTTAAAAACTTATGTACTGTCCGTGCTGAAATGCGTGCTTGTTGTGGTGTGGCAATTCCAGATGCTTGTGCTGGTGGTGACTTGCCAGCTACAGCAACACCTCCAGTGGGTGGTTAATATTCAATAAAAGCAGCTTTAGGGCTGCTTTTTTATGTTTTTATGCAGATTTTTGAAGTTTTTATTCAGAAATCTGCATTTTTCTTCATTTTTAGGACGTTTTTATGAGTGACTACATAACGCTTGATTTAGCGAAATCTCATTTACGTGTTTTGCATGCGCGTGATGATTCATACATTGAGTTACTGATCAAAGCGGCTTTGAAAGCAGTAACAAACTTTATAGACAAAGAATTTTCAGAAATTGAGCAGCCAGATGGTTCATTACCTGAAGATTTGATGTTTGCGGCCTTGTTGATCATTGGTGATATGTATCAAAACCGTGCAGCTCAAACCGATGCAGCTCTATACGTGAATATTGCGTGCGAACGGTTAATGTTTCCTTATCGAAAGATGGGGGTTTAGCCATGCATGAAAAATTTGAAGCTTGGATTAAAGCCCAGCCGTTTTATATCAAGTTGATTTACATTCACGGTGAACGCCTTTTTATCCATGACAATGGTGAATATCAAGTTTTTGCAATGGAAGTTGCCTTTCAAGCTTGGTTGGTGCAAGGGGGTGATTCATGCAATCAGGCAATCTAAATCAATATATTGAAGTTCAGCAAAAAATGGTTGAACAGGCACAAGATAAATCTGGTGATCGTGAGGAAGTTTGGGTAAATATTTTTCCCATTTACGGCCATATTACTGATTCATCTGTACGTGATCTGATTGCAGCGGGTAAAGAACAATCTGCTGTAGCTTGTCGCATTCTGATTCGTCAATCAGATGTTTTGCCTGGTACAGATTGGACCAAATGCCGACTAGTTTGTGATGGGCTTTATTATCGAATTATCCGACCATTGCGTGACAATAAAACAGGCAATGAATATTTGACTTTAGCATGTGAGCAAGGGGTCTATAAATGGCAGGATTCCAACTAGAAGGGCTTGATGAAGCTCTAAAAAAAATGGATGAAATGGCTAAAAACATCCAAAAAAAGCATTTAAAGAAAGCCTTGCGTGAAGGCGCAAAGATTGTTCAAAAATCAGCTAAAGAAAACGCTCAAAAAATTAATGATCCTAAAACCAGTGCTGATATTGCAAAAAATATTGTTATTCGCGCTGGTAAAACAGCAGATAAAAACTCTGTAAAGGTTCGTGTCGGAGTTAAGGATGGTGGTGAATTCTGGCGTCAGAACAAGAATGTTCAGCGTAAAGGTAAGAAACGACAGAAAAATCCGCATTACACCTTTTTAGAAAATGATACTCGTCACTTTTGGTTGGTTGAGTTCGGAACATCCAAAACTAGAGCACAGCCGTTTATGCGCCCCGCGTTAGAGTCAAACATTGACAGTGTGACAGAAGCGGTAGCCGCTAAGCTTAAAAAGGATATTTTGGGGGATATAAATTAATGTTGATTATCCCATTAATTGAAATTTGTGAAAATGATACCGAATTAGTTGGGCTTTTGACTGATGAGGCTGGTTTAAAAGTCAGTGAATTTGATGCCAATAATACAAATGGCGCTCCATATATATGCTGGCAAATCATTGATGCAAATCCTGAGCAATATTTATCTGAAGCTTCAGATATGGATTCAATATATGTGCAAATTGATGTTTATGCTGATACCAAAGCCTCATCAAGACATATCGCACGACTGTTAAGAAAAAACATTGAAGAGTATTGCTATATCGAAGATTACACCGGAGTCGTGCACGATTCCGAAACCAACTTATACCGTATTCGGATAGATAGCCGATGGTATGAAGAACCTTAAATTTTAAAGACCGCCGAAAGGCGGTTTTTTTATGGAGAAAATATTATGGCGCGTCGTACGCAAGGCACTGGTGTTTGGTTTGTGGATGAAGTCCCTGCAACACCTGGTACTTTTGAATTGGTTGAAGTTGACTGTCCTTTAAACTTTAAACCAGGCACAGATTCAAAAGATCGAATTGAAACAACCTGTTTAAAACAAGAGGAAAATAAAACTTATTTGGAAGATGGTGGTCTAAAAGACCCTGGGCAAGCAACCTTTGATGTAAATGCTGACCCGCAAAAGCCATCACATATACGTTTATATAATCTATCTTTATCTGGTAAAGAAGTTCAATGGGTTGTCGGATGGGCGGGTAAGACTAAAGGTAGTGTTAAAAATATTGTTCCTACCGTTGATGCAAGTACTGGTGAAATAACATTACCAACAGGTCGAAGCTGGAATAAGTTTAAAGGCTATGTAGATACATTCCCTATGGATGTTGATGCTAATACTGTTGTTAAAAGTACTGTTACTATTCAACGAAATACTTCAGTTGAATGGATTCCTGAAACAACGACCCCTTAACAAATAGCCCCAAACGGGGCTTATTTTTTGGATTTATAAAATGACCATACTAACTTTAGATGATATTAAATCTGGTGCATTGGTAGACGTACCTGAAAAAATTGAAGTAGAAATTATGGTTAAGGGTCAACCCCGTACCATTGAAACTTTTATTAAAATTATGGATTACACGACAGCTATTGCCCAAATGGCAGCAAATAAAGCTGGGCGTGAGGGCTTGGCTAGTATTTTGGCTGACTGTATTGTTAAGGAAAACGGTGAGCCAGAATTTACAGAAGAGCAAATTCGAAAACTTTTTAATAAGCCATTAATTGATGCTATTTGGGAAAAAATAGTTCAGAAAAATCTCTTGGGAAAGGTGATTGCGACGAAGAAGCTTTCAGAGAAGAAGAAATCTGGGCGGAGCTCGTCATCAACGGCATCGCGGGCAAAACGATCGCTGAAGCAAAAAGAAACCTTAGCCACAGAGAGTTCTGCTTCTGGAGACAGTACATTGAAACAAGAGGAAGCTTAAACTTTGGCTTGAGACTTGATGAGAGCTTAGCAGCATTAAAATATATGTTTGCAAAAGCCAATTCCTTCGAAGTTTCAGATGAATATGATTTCATGCCATATCATGATGCGCCTGATATTGGTTTTGAAGAAGCAATGCATATGTATAGCGGTGATTAGTTAGATTATCCGCCTTCAAGGCGGATATTTTGATGTGACAAAAAGTAAGCTGTTTGTTAGATTGTGTTTACTTAAAAAGTTGGTGACCACATGAAAAAAATTATTTTTGCTGCTTTAAGCGTTTTTAGTATGACAGTCTCGGCTCAACAGGTTCCTATCAGTGAATATGTTGAAGTGGTTGAATTACCTAATATGAATAAAAACCAGATTTTTAATTCATCAAAAATTTGGATTGCGAAATCATTCAAATCATCGAACTCAGTTGTTCAATATGAAGATGCGGCAACAGGCACTATTGTCGGTAAAGGGAATATGCAATTTCCTTGTCAAGGTACTTGGAATTGCATGGCTAGAAAGGATGATTTATTAGCCTTCACAATTAAAGTGGATACTAAAGATAATAAAGCTCGAATTTCGTTTAATGATATGACTGTAAAAATTAATACAAAAGGGGCTACAAAGTTTGTTCCTACTGGTCAGGAAATTCAGACAGTTACAGAAAAGGATAATGAAATTATTCAGACAGGTCTGAAAGGTATTGTTCAAGATTTTAAAAAAGGTATTCAAAGCGAGTCATCTAGTACAGATTGGTAAGCTATATAGAGTTGAAACCCTGCTTTAAGCGGGGTTTTTTATTGTCTGGAGAAAATTATGGCATCTGCATCACTTGGGCGTTTAACTTTGGATTTGGTTGCTCAGATTGGTCAATTCATTGGGCCAATGACTCAAGCTGAAAGAAAAGCCAAAGAGTCTACAGACAAAATGGGAAAAGCTTTCTCAAGTTTTAAAGATCAAATGAATGAATCTTTAAGCGGTTCACAAATAGGCTCTGCGATTGAAGGTATAACGGGGAAACTAGGTGTTCTTCGCGGTGGTGTATTAACTGCAACTGCTGCGGTTGCGGGTATGGCAGTTGGTGGATCGGTTGTTGCGGTTGCGGGTTTATCTGCAATGGCGATTGAAGTTGCAAAAAGCAATGTTGAAATGATGCAATTTGCAACTGTTGCGAATACTTCAATTGAATCATTTCAAGGTTTGGCTGGAGCAGCAAAAACTTTTGGGGTTACTCAAGAACAACTTTCAGACCAATTAAAAGATTTTAATGAAAAAATTGGTGAGTTTGCTAGTGTTGGGTCTGGCGGAGCAATGGACTTTTTCGAGCAAATTGCCGTTAAAACGGAAGGCGGAGCTGAAGGAGCAAAAAAACTTGCTGTAGAAATGTCAAAGCTTGATGGCGTTGAAGCTTTACAACTATATGTTGATAAGCTTGAAGAGGCTGGTGTCAATCAGCAACAAATGTCTTTCTATTTAGAAAGTATGGGCAGTGACTTAACAAAAATTGCTCCTTTATTGGTAGACGGTGGAAAGCTCTGGAATGAATACCAAACTGCTTTAGAAGATGCTGGAGTTATCACTGGTCAAGCTGCTATGGAGCAATCTATGGCATTGGCAGCTCAAACTGAATCATTACAACTACAATTTGGGGCTTTGAAAAATCAATTAGCTCAAGCGGTCATGCCTGCGTTAAGCAGTGTAATAGGTTACTTTCTTGATGGTTCTGGAAAAGGTGGACAATTTGCGGGCATTGTTGATGCTGTAGGAATTGCAGCTAAGGGTGCTGCAATTTTAATTGTTGGTTTGGCTGGTGGCATCAAAAATATTGTTACGGTTGTTTCTGGAGCTTTAAAAGTTTTGGGTAACTTAGGTGAGACCGTTGTTAACTTTTGGACAGCTCCGACTTTTAAAGATAAAGGTATGGCTCTGGTCGATGGTTTTGTCAATAATGGCAAAATTCTTGTTAATACGGCAAAACAAGTTGTTGATACCAGTAAAAATACATATGGCACAATTTCAAATGTGGTTACTGCTCAAACTGGTAAATACGATGCTTTGACTCAAAGTATTTTGAATAATCAAAGAGCGCAACAGGCTTGGGCTAAAAACAATCAAGGTAAAGGTATTACTTCTGGTGTGGATCAGAATAAGACCCTTAACCCGGATGCTAAAAAACCTAAATCAAATACTAAATCTAAAGCTGAAGCAGAAGCTGAACGTTTAAGAAAAGAAGCAGAACGTTTGGAGGAAGCGCGGGGTAAATTAGCTAAGGATGTATTGTATGACTATGGTACTGAAATAACCCGTATTTCTGCTGATCTAACCAAAGAATTAGAGCGTATAAATGAAGCATCTTTAGCAAGAAATAGTGCTGGTACTGGTTTCGCAATAAGTGAAAGTGAAAAGGAAAAACTAATCACAGAGGCAAAATCACTAAGCGAAGCCCGTAAAAAAGTGTTTTTACTGGAGTTCGATAAAACTAAAAATTCTTGGTTATGGACTGAAGAAGAAAAGCTAGCGAAGAGTGCTGAAATTGATAAGGCCCGTATTCAAGCAACACGTGGTATGACTCAAGTTGAACGTGATCTCCGAATTCAATCAATTGATTCTGTTTATCGTTATGAGATGAATAAGTTAAGTGAAAATAGAATGAAGGAGATTCAGCAAGCACAACAAGCCTGGGCGGGTATTTATACCCAAATTAATGGCGGTGGTGATCAGTACAATTTAGAGCAAGAACGCTTTAGTCGTTATGATGCTTCTCAGAAAGTTTTTGATTCAAAACTTGCAGATATTGAAGCTCAAGAGCAAGACCCAAATGCAGATTTAAAGGCTTTGGCTGTTGAACGTGAAGCGCTTTGGCAAGAGCATAACCAGCGGATGCTTTTGATTGATGAAACATATAGTCGTGATAAGAATGCATTAAGTCTTCAAACAGCTACTGAAACATTAAGTGGAATGACCGATTTAATGGGTTCTATGCTTGGTGAGCAATCTGGAGCATATAAAGCGATGTTTGCAATGTCTAAGGCATTTGCAGTGGCACAAGCTATTATGAATGCACCACAGACATATTCAAACGTTTATACATCTGCTTCATTAATTCCTATGATTGGTCCTTATATTGCTCCAGTACTAGCTGCTGGTGCAGTGGGCATACAGGTAGCTCAAGCAGCGCAGATTAAATCCGTAAATTTAACAGGTATGGCTCATGATGGTATTGATTCAGTACCTAAAGAAGGTACTTGGCTGTTAAATAAAAAGGAGCGTGTTGTTGGTCCACGATTAAACCAGGATTTGACGAATTATTTAGCGGGTCAAAAACAGCGTGGCGGTGGGGTTAATGTAAATATTAATGTTCCTCCAGGCTATACGGCTAGAGAGCGCAGATCATCAAATGGTGACGTGACAATTGATGTTGTGAGACAAGAAGTTGAACAAGCTTTTACCCGGTTAGGAACCCAGGCAAATAGTCATGAGTCACAAATGATGCAACAAGGTTTTATGGTCGAACGAAATAGGGGGTAATTTTGGATACTTTCATGCTTTGCCCCTTGCAAGAAGGGTATGGCTTTACACCAGGTAATGATATTCGTGAACAAAAAACAGAAGGGGGCATGCCAAGGCAAGCCCCCTTTTTTGTTGGCTCCCCGCACTCGGCTAATGTCTCTGTCTTATTAAAAGACGATGCAGACCGCCAATATTTTTGGGCTTTTTGGAGAACAAAACAGCGTAAACCAGAAAATTGGAAATGGGAGCTATCATTAGACCACGGGATAATTGAAGAGTGTGAATGTCGCTTCACTTCTGAATCATTACCTGGTGAAACAAAGCGAAATGGCGTTGTAGTCATGGTTAGCTTTCAAGTGATTGTTAAACCTATTAAACGTAGTGCTGATCTAGACCGAAATATCGTTAATGTGCGCCAAGGTGTTGAGTCTAGCGAAGTAATTGACGATATCGAAAAAGTGCCTAATGAATGGTTACCTGGTGCTTTAGGGGTAAATCAATGATTGAACTTACTGAAGAAATGCTGGCCGTTCTTGATCAATCAACGGGTCCTGTTGGTTGGCTTGAGAGTGTAGAAATCTCACATCCAAATTGGCCGCAAGTTTTGCGCTATGTGGTCAATTCTAGTGAACCAATTTTGCTAACTCATGAAGATGGTCAAACGTTTGAATATGTTTATGTGCCTTTAACCATTAACCGTGGTGGCGATGAAGACAACCTTGATCAAAAGCTATCGGCAGTCATCGGTGATGTTGGAACCATTATTCCCGATCTGATTAAGCTTGTGCTTCAGGATGATGAAATAACTCCACCTATTTTAAATTACCGTGCATACATTATTGGCCGTTATGACGCACCTGCTTATGTAGTAAGGGACTTAGAAGTTGTGACGGTAACACGTGACTATCGTGGATCTAGTTTTGAAGCACAAGCACCAGGTTTAAATGATTCAGGGAATGGAGAAATCTATTCTGCAAGTACAGATGAAAGTTTAGAAGGTTTTTATGCATGAATATCAGCAAACTTTTTTACTGTAAGTATGATCCTGAAAAATTTCACTGTGTGCATTTTGTTATTAAAGCAGCCGAATATATTTTTGGACAAGATTATTCACCGTGCTTTGTTGGGTTATCTAGTCCGTTAAGTGAAGCAATTAAAACTTCAAGAGAAACGGTTCATCAAAACAAGCGGATTGATAGACCAAAAGAAGGTTGCATAGTCCTAATGACATATATGAATGAAAGCTCCCATGTGGGGCTTTTTTTTCAGGGCAAAATTTTTCATTTAAGTGAATGCGGGGTTCAGCGCATCACAGTTGAACAAGCCAAAATTTGGTTTAAACGGATTCGATATTATGAGCCGAATTTACATCATTAAGAATGCTTTAGACCAACAAGAGAAAATTACAGTTGAGTCTGAAAATATTCTTTTTACATTTTTGCAAGAAAAAACCAAGCATCCCCAGGCGAAAATCTATAAGGGTAATCCTTGCCCTGAAAATGATATAACCCCTACACGTGATAATCGTGCATCTATTGCACGTCTTATGGAAATGGATGATGAATGTACGATTGTTCGTTATCCTGGTGAGTTGTCCTCAACAGTAACTTGGATTGCTACAAAGTTGCTTGGTCAAGCTGTCTCTGCTTTGGTGAAGGTGCCAAAAGCACCGACAAATAATAGTTCGATGACAGGTTCAAGTAATAACAATTTATCGAACCCGGAAAACCGTCAACGAATTAAACAACGTGTTCCTTATATTCTTGGTGCACCTAAAGCTATTCCTGATTTATTTGCTCCACCATATCGATATTTCAAAGATGGGGTAGAAGTTGAAGAGCTTTTACTAAGTGTTTGTGAAAACCCCGTAAAGCTGTCTCAATTTAAGACGGGCGATACACCAATTCAGGAAATACCAGGAACAAGCTTATCGGCTTATGGCTTAAATCAAAGTCTGGTTGGCACAGAAACAATTTTTAAGTGGGGTGATACGTTTACAGAGCCTCCTGTAATTGCCCGGCAGTGTGATTCTATTAATGGTCAAACAGCTTTGCCGCCTAATAGCACACGTGTTGAAGCTGGAGATATATATTTCCAATATCCGAATATGATTAAGGCTAATGACCAGGGCACGGCAGATCGTTTTAACTCATTCAATATTAATGAAGCTTTGATCATTAGCGGTGCAAACTTTGGTGTTGGTGATTTATCCATAACAGGTCAAGTTACTGTTGACCCGGTAAACAAGACGTTTGCTATTGAGTCAACACAAAATGTCTTGGATTATCAGAATTACCGAAAAATTAACGTGACTTCATTGCTGGTCACTGATCCTGTAGATGAGCAGCTTGATTTAGCGGGATTGTATGATATTGATTCAATCACATATGCATCTAGTATCTATACAATTCATTTGAGAAATCCTGTAGCCACAAACACCAATTTTTCAAAAGTAACTGAGGTATTAACTTCCACAATATCGGCAAATCTAACTGCAAACACAGCAAACATCTTTTTAGATGGTGAATATGTTGTAACGGGTGTTGATACCGTTAATAAGCAGCTTACTTTAGCAACGCCTAGCGGTGTAAATTCCGATTGGAATAAGCTTGCTGATTTAGAAGGTCAAAAAACCAGTACTGGAAATATTAAGCTTCGCGGAAGCCAGGATAACTGGATTGGTTGGTTTACGATTAATTCACCAAAAGCAACCGGGCTATTGCTAAATTTTCAAGCTTTAAATGGAATTTACCAGGGTTCTGATGCCAAATTTGTGGATATCTATGTTGAATATCAACATGTCGTTTCTGATAATCCAACCGGTCCAGTATTTAACCAAACTATACGTTTAAATGGTAAAGCTAATAACCGTGATAGCGTAGGTGGGTCGATGTGGATTAACTTGCCATTTTCGGGTGCTGTGCGTTTCCGTGCAAGACGAGTAAATGACAATGGTGATGCAGTAGATTTATCTGATGAAGTTAAATTCTATACAGCTTACGCAATTCGCTATCTGTCTAAACTGGTGTATGACAACCGTGTAATAATACGACAACGTACCCAGGCAACACGTGCAGCTACTGCTGTTGATACACGGCAGACAAACTGTATTGCAGAGAGTCTAGTTTATTCATATCGCGGGGGGGTACGTTCTGTTGAGTTGATACCTTCACGTAATATGGCTGATCTCATCATTGACCTGGCTTTGAATAAACTTATTGGTCGACGCACTTTAAATGAAATCAATACTGAAGAAATTTATCGTGTATTTGATGATGTGGTTGAATATTTTGGCTCTTCCAAGATGGCTGAATTTAACTATACATTAGACAATGCAAATCAGTCATTTGAAGAAATTTGCCGAATGATGGCGGGGGCATCCGGTTGTAATGAACGTCGTTTAAATAGAGCACTCTACTTTGATTTTGAAAGGGCAGATCGGCAACCAATATTGTTATTCAATCACCGTAATAAAAAGGCTAAATCTGAAGTTAGAACATATAACTTTAAGGTTGAGAATAATTATGATGGTGTCGAAATAACATATGTTGATAGTGAAGCAGGATGGATTGAAAAGACTTTGAAAATCCCGAATGACCAAATCACGAACCCGAAAAAAATCGATGGATATGGAATTGCCTATAAAGAACAGGCTCATATCATCGGCTGGCGTGCCTGGAATAAACTGAAGTATCAGCGAGTCAATTGTAAGTTTGACTGCTTTGCTGAAGGTGAGCTAACAGAACGCGGGGACCCAATCATTGTTGTTGATGATACCCGTTTGTCACCTATTGCCCTGGGTGATGGTTCAATAACGTCTGGAGAAATTACAGCGTGGAATGGCTTAACAATTGAAATCAGCCAGCCGTGTACTTTGACAGCAGGTCATGATTATGTGATTCATCTACAAAAGAAAAGTGGTTTTACTGATCAGATACCAGTTAGCCAGGGCGCAAGTGAGTATGAGCTAATTTTGGCACGTCCACCGCTTGAAGCTCTAGTAACAGAAGGTGAGGTGAAAACAGTTTATTCAATCACTGTAGATGATCGTCAAGATGATGAATTGTTCCTGGTCTCAACCAAAAACCGAAATGGAGTTTTTGAAAACTCCATTTCAGCAACCAATTCCGATGAGCGTTATTATCGAAATGATAAGGACATCATCAATAACCTAATTTAACCCTGGAATGAAATTAAAGCCCTGCATTAGCGGGGCTTTTTTTTGGAGAAAATTTATGGCGATTATCACCGAAGAAAAGATGAAAAATCTGGATCGCGATATTCTTAATATTGGTGAGGCTAATAACGAAGATAAAATTATTAATCCTCGGTATGGACAGCCATTTAAATCATTACCGATGCTTTCCAGACTTTTTGAAGAGATGTTGGGAGTGGGATATGTTTCAGTAGATGATTTGAAACAGGCAATTGAAGTTGCGGCAGCAGCTGGAGCGGGCGAAAACGGGTGGATAGATACACTTGTGCTGACTTTAACTGGTGAAAATCTCAGGGAATTTAATAAAAAAACTATCAGTACTTTAGATTGTATTGATGATTTAGCTACTACATTGCCATGGCCAGGCCGCACCGTAAATGTACGATCTGTGATAAAAGATAAACATTTAGGGGGAGGAACTTTTGTATTTAGTGCTGATAGTTCAAAAGTTCCAGACGGTTATATTGTTGTTGCTGCAAATGGCGGGAATTGGGTGAAAATCACAGTTGCTTTTCCAACAATTGATGATTTTGGCGGTCTGGGTGACGACCCAAATTATGACGATGCGGACGCATTTATTCGATGTGCGTTGAGTCCATACACAGGTTCGAATATTTATCTTGCTAACAGACAAGTTGAATATCGCATCAATAAACAAGTTGATTGCAAGGGTAAAGGGATTGTTGGAGGTGGATTTAGCAGACAAAATGCTACTGCGTATGCAATGAACTCCTTAAAAGTTAGACCAGGTGATTATTCGAATGATTATATATTTTTCAATAATATGGCTTTTATTAATGTGGGAGCTGAAGTACGAGATTTACAATTAGTAAGCGAGGGTGTTTCAGAAAATATTTCGGGTTTAAAAGTCGACGGTTATAACTTCACACTTTCAAATGCAAATATTTCAGGCTTTTACAATCAAGTATATTTATCAAATGCAACGGTTTCGTTCCGTGTCCAAAATTTGATGTCAATTAGTGCATCAAATGCAGGGTTTTATATTGCTGATGTTGATTCTAAACAAAGTACTACTGCATATTTTGACAACTGCTCATGGCAATGGGGTAAATACCCTGTGCTGTTTGCTAAAGAAGCTTATCAGTGCGTCTTTAATAATATTATTCTTGAATATATGCAGTACGGTTTAACAGCGGGTATCTGGTCGAATTGCTCATTCAATGCAATTTGGGCAGAGCAAACAAGAGATGGGGTAGCTCGTGACTGGCTTGTAAATACTTCTTATCAACAAACATTTAATTGCATCACTAATAATCTATACATTAGAACGCCTTGGCTAAATCGAGCTGACACAACTGCTTTGGCTGTATCAGATAATATTGGTGGTGTTGTTATCGATAAGAGCCGCATTACCTTGGGCGGTGCGACAGGTGCGAAAATACAACTTTCCCCATCTGGTTTAGCAACACTTTTTGCAAATTGGTATGGTGGTACTAATCGAAGATTATTAATTACTACTCAACCGACTGCGGCAGATTCTGGGTATAAAACACCAATCCACATCAATGCACCGAATAGCGAATTGTATTTTGGAAATCAGGATGAAACATCAGTTTCAAGTGTAGTATTTAAGCGAGTAATTGGCGCTACTGCTACAAATACACCTTATGTTGCATCTGATGCATGGACTAAAAAAATTCGAAAGTGGAATACATACAATCACGAAGTATCAAAAGTCGGTCGTTTTATTGCACCGATGATGCTGACTTATGATGTCAACTTTACTACCCAACAAAATAACGCAGGCTGGTCTATCTCAAAAGAGTCTACGGGAGTCTATAGATTGCAACGAGATGCGGGCGTAACAACTGAATTAGCAAATCCGCACATTTTTGTTTCTGGCATTTTTTCTGGAACGGGATTAGGTGGTGGAAAGGCTATATTGCCACCGACGCTACAAGCAATTGAAGCATACAGTGGGAGTTGGTCGTCTTTCAAAGTTGCAGCTGGAGTCAAGTTGTTTTTTATAGATTTGACAGGTGCGTTAGTTGATCCAATGCGCTTCTCAGTATCATTCACACTAGAATCAGGAATTTAATATGAACTACGCAGATATGTATGTACAGGGTGCACTGCCAAAGATTGAGGCAGACATTGCACAAAACGGAGTATGTACTCTTTATTCAAAGATGACTTTAAATGAAGAAACAACAACGGCCATTTCAGATCTACTTCGTGAAAAAGGCTTCAATACGGAAGTATCAATTGAAGATGATCCCGATTTTATTGGTAGTCGATATAAGCTTGTAATTAAAAAAGCATCGTAACTACACACCAAACCACCACAAGCCCTAGCTTTTAATAAGTTAGGGCTTTTTTATTGCCATTTTCTGGAGAAATGGGTATGGCAGAACCAGCAGCATCAACAAGCACAGCTACTTTAGGTCTAGCAACAAACATAGCAGGGGGGGGGAATGGTTTTAGTAGGTGGACTTTCAACTACTGAATGGATGGCTGTGTTGGGGGGCGTTTGTGCAGTAGTCGGACTGATTATTCAGGCCATTGCTGCATATCGCAAAGATCAACGAGATGAAGAGCTACACGATAAGCTCATGAATGAGAGTGATCATGACAAACAAGACTAAACTTTTCGTAATTGGTTCAACTATAGCCGCCTCGATGGGCGGTTTTTATATTTTTGGGCCTAGTGATCAGCAAGTTCAGGCTACGGCCGCAAAAGAAGGTTATACAGCTAAACCGACCATCCCGGTGAGGGGTGACCGTCCGACTATTGGGAATGGCACAACATTTTATCCAGATGGCCGTGCTGTAACCATGAAGGACCCAGCTATTACACGTAAGCAGGCTTTTGAGTATTTGAAGTTCACAATGAATAAGGATGCTCGAGCATTCAACAAAACATTGCTGAATATTCCAATTTCACAAACTGAATATGACCTTTATCTAGATTTTACATATCAATATGGGATTGGTGCCTGGTCTGGCTCATCCATGCTGAAAAATCTAAAAATTGGAAAATATAAAGCCGCTTGTGAATCGTTATTGAAATGGAAATACGTTGCAAAGCGTGATTGTTCAATCCGTTCCAATGGTTGCTATGGGGTTTGGGTACGTCAAGTTGATCGTTATCAAGAATGCATGGGGGCTAATTCATGACTTGGATTTTATTAAATAAACGTTGGTCTTTAATTATCCTTTTGACGGTCCTTTACATCATCCAAATTGGGTACACCAATCATCTAGCGGGGAAGTTGAAACAAGCTGATCAGCAATGCATGGCCCAAATACAAGATATTGAGCGTAAGCAGGTAAAAGCCCTGGCTGAAGCACAAAATGAGCTAAATAAAGTGAGTGCCGATTATGAGCAATATAAGTCAGAGCAACGTACAAAAATCGAATATGTTGAGCGTGAAGTGCAAAAGATCGTTGAACGTCCTGTTTATAAGTCTGCTTGTGTTGATGCTGATGGCATGCAGCAAATCAACGATCTTATCAAAGCCGGTAATACCAGCTAACTTAATGCAGTCATGTCCAAATTTGAATGAATTAACGGGCATAACGGGCAAAGATTGGATGCTTTGGTCTGTTGATACGGTTGCTAAATATAATGATTGCAAAGCGCGTCATGGTGGAATTGTAAAAGCCCTCAATTGAGGGCAAAATCCTAAAAAAATAAGGTAATTTTGTCTTAACGGTTTGATAAATTATAATTTATGTTTTATATATTAAGGCTTGAAAAATAATGGAGAGCTATCGTGAGCGTTGATTATTCTAAAATCAAAAAAGTTATTACTATTTATGATGTACGTCAGGTGAATAAATGCCTTAGTGAAGGGTGGGTTATTTTAAGCATTGCTAGTGGTCAGGATGAAAGTAAATATCCGCTAAACCAATATTCCCTTGGGCATGTAAATGAGTTGGCTGAAGTACCACATTAAATTTTCATTTAAAAAGTCATTCAATATTTTTTGAATGACTTTTTCTCATTTTAAAGACTATCTTTTTTTTATGTGATCATCAAAAATTAAAGATTTAGTACCTTGTTGTAAATACTCAACAACACCAAGAAGTTTTGTAGAAAAATCTATTAAAATATTTTGTGTACTTGGTTTAGGTATTTCATATTTAACTTTAAATCCTACAATATTAATTTCAATATCAGGGGTAATTATTTTTCCTTTAAATAGAAATTGCTTTTCAAATTTTCCAAATTCTTTCTTGTGATAATCTAAGAGTTTATGCTGTAGATCATAGAGAGTGTATTGTTCATTTTTTTCTTCATCTCTTATTGTAATTTCATTATTCATTGCTGACACACTTTTGGGGTCATAGGGTGCAGCTTCTTTGGGGAGCAAAATATTAAAACCAGTTATTCTGGCGGGATGTATAGCATTTACTGCAATATGAATTTCTCTAATTAAAGGATCTCCATTTTCATCTTCCCAATCTGAATCGTTTTGTTCACGAATAATTAAGAGATCAATATTATGTACATTAGCTTTAGTATGAGCGCCTTTTTGATACCCTTGTTTGGTTGCATATAAGCCTCTTAGGCCTGGGAAATCATTAAGTTTTCCAATAAAGGCATCAATTTTTTCAATTGATATTTTACTATCATAATCTTTGCATTCGATTACAGTTTTATAAGTATGTCCTGCTAAAACATATTCCCAATAAATATCAAATTGTCTTTCTGTGCCATTCCTATCAATTAATTTTTTATTGATTTCAACTTGGATATTTCTTTGTTCGCTTAATCCAAGTTGTTCTGATTGAATAATTGCTTGGTAAATGGATTGCACAAATTCTTCGTATTCGCGCCCCGTATTTTTTTTCAT